TCAGTCCGAGCGCTCTTGAGCTTTTAACACATCGTCAAGGGCCGCCTCGGCGTTGTCTTCGGGGTCGTCGAACCCATACATCTCATCAATCGTCGGAAGTTCATCCTCCTCTGCGGCACCCTCCTCCTCACTGTCCTCATCTTCGAATTCCGCAGTCGCTTGCAAAGCTTCGGGCGTCTGATCGATTGCGCTAACTCTCGCAGCGGCGATTACGCCAGCAGCCGCACCGTCAGCGAGAGTCTCCGCAACCTTGCGCTCCCCAGGGATGTCCATTTTTCCGTCTACTGCAGCCTTGTTGATCTTGTGCCAAGACGAGACTTCGTTGGGCGCAGCATCCACCCCATGCCTTTTGAGGCTTTTGGCAGTCAGTTCGTTGGCAGTCTCGGCTGAGTAATCCTGCTCGAGTTTTTCATACTCACTGTGCTGATGCAGGATGTTTGCGGTTCCAGATGGGCGTTCGGACATGTGCAACTCCGGTTAGTGTGGAGAGTCTGATTGGGGCGCGATGCGGAGAAATCATGCCACGGGCCAACAATTCAGTCGACCGAGATAGCGTGTCCACTATCTGATACCAAGGTTCAGCAATGCCGCGAGCAGCACCGGGTGGATGTCATGCTCGCGCGCCGTAACATGCTCACTGCCCTCTAAATGAGGGCAGTCGTTGAATAACCATACACGGACCGTCATTGCGCCGTTTTGAGCCGCGTGCGTTGATCGTCCCACAGCGCCGGCGGATCCACCGCCAGATCGAACAGCGTGATGTGATCCGGCAACGCGTCGTCTAGGATTGCGGCGACGATGTCGGGCGCCAGCGCGGTCAGGTTGACCATGCGGCTTACATAGCTGGGGTCGACGTTTTCGCGGGCAGCAATCTCCTTGAGCGACTGCACTTCGCCCGACGTCAGCATCCCCAGCCAGCGGTGGCCCCGGGCCAATGCCAACTGCAGCGGCGTGGCCGTGGTGTTGTCCCAAGGTCGAGGTTTCATGGTCTCACCGCTGGGCAGCGTAACCAATTTGCGGCCGCTACGCCGCTTGATCCGGATCGGCACATACAAGGTCAGGCGGCCGTCGCTTGCTTCGACGACATTTAATTTCCCTGACTGCTGGATCGACATCTTACTCATGCCGTGACCTCCTCGGCCCCACCATCGGTCGCCGGTCGCAATTCAAGGACCAGACGCTCGATGCCGTTCGCGCGCAACCGCACTTCCAGATCATCGGGCGAGACGATCACCTTCTCGACCAGCAATTTGACGATCCTAGTCTGCTCTGCCGGGAACAGCTGGTCCCAGATCGCATCGAGACGGGTCATCGCCACGGTGACCATGGCCTCGTCCAGGTTGGGGTCGAGTGCGATAGCCCGAGGCAGCATATCCCCTATCAGCCTCGGTGAGCGAAGGATCGCCCGTAGTTGATCCAGCACCGCTGCCTCGAGTTCGGCCGCCGGCAAGGTAGGCAGTCCCGACGCACCGGCATGCTCCTTTTTCTCACGCTGAGGGACGTAGTAGCGATATCGACGCCCGTCTTTTTTCACCGTGGAAACCGGCGAAAGCGCACGGCCGTCGCGTCCGAACACCATACCCCTGAGCAGACAATGCACCTTTGCCACCTTCGCCCGTGTGGCGCTCGCGCGCGCACGACCATTGGTGGACAGGATTGCATGAACTCGGTCCCACAGCTCGCTGTCGATGATCGACGGATGCTCTCCCGAATACCATTGGTCCCGATGGCGCAATTCCCCGAGGTAGGTACGGTTGTGCAGCAGTTTGTAGATCAGCGCCTTGTCGATCGGCCGCCCCTTTCGGACCTTGCCGTCCTGCGTGGTCCAGGCCTTCGACGTCACGCCATCGAGTCTCAACTCCTTGACCACGAGGGTGGTCGATCCGATTTCGACGAAACGCCGAAAGATGTGGCGCACGAGTTTTGCCTCGCCGTCATTCAACACCAGTCGTCGATTCACGACGTCGTACCCGATGGGTGGAATCCCGCCCATCCACATGCCCTTGCGTTTGCTCGCAGCGATTTTGTCGCGAATGCGCTCCCCGGTGACCTCGCGCTCGAACTGGGCGAAGGACAGCAGGATGTTCAGCATCAGTCGGCCCATCGAGGTCGTGGTGTTGAACTGCTGGGTGACCGAAACGAACGAGACGCCCTGACGCTCGAACACATCAACCATGCGGGCGAAGTCTGTCAGGCTGCGCGTCAGCCGGTCGATTTTGTAGATCACCACGATGTCAATCTTGCCCGCCTCGATATCTGCCATCAGGCGTTTGATCGCGGGACGGTCCATGTTCCCGCCCGAGTATGCCGGATCGTCGTAGTCGTCGGCGACCGGAATCCAGCCCTCGGCACGCTGGCTCGCGATGTACGCATGCCCCGCATCGCGCTGCGCATCGATCGAGTTGTACTCCTGGTCCAGTCCCTCGTCGGTGGATTTACGCGTGTAGACGGCGCAGCGCAAGCGCCGGGTCAGTGAATCGCTCATTTCCGCCCCCGGTGTTTTTCAACCTTCCGCTTTCCCGGCTCAGTGAGACCAAAAAACAGGGGGCCCGACCAACGCGTCCCGGTAATTTCGCGAGCAATCATCGACAGGCTCGGGTATAGCCGACCTTCGAACTCATATCGGTCGTCCGCAATGACCGTCACGCGATACTCGACCTTCTGGTATTCGCGGGTCAGCACCGTTCCCGCTGGCGGACGGTACGATCGCGCCTTCTTCGTGAGCTTGCCCGTTTCTATCAGATTGGCAATGCGGCGCTTGTTCCTCTCAAGCAGGTTTGGATCGACCTTGCGAAACTCGACTTCCTGCAGTCGGTAGGCAATGCGGCGCTCGAGAAATTGCCGGTTGTGCGTGGGCGTATCGCCCCCGATCAGCCTACGCCACAGCGCCTTGATTTCTGCCATGGGCAGATCAGACAATCGGGCGATTTGCGCAGCAACCGACGCTGGTGTCGTGTATGCACGCGGGTTCGTACTCATCTGGACTCCGTATTTTTGTTGTTGACGGGGTCTATATGAACGCGCTGGCGTCCAGATAAAGCAAGCTCAAACTCACTCTCCGGCAGGCGCTTCGTGGACTGTGGAAAGTGGCTGATGCGCAGGCGCACGAGCCCGTTGGCCAGCAGCGACGCGACTTCGAGCCGGCGCTGCTCCGGGGTCATCCGTTCTGGGGAAATCTGGTTTGTCTCGTGCATCGGTATCGATTCTCTCCGTCAAACTCGCCTTGAAAGCGAAATTCTCCAGAGGAACCGTCACCGACACCATGAGGGAGTTTCGGATGCCCACATACGGATGCAGGCTATCGCAAAAACGCGACTGAATCAGATCGCCAGATGATGAGCCAGAACGGTCTTCATAAACTGATTGCCTGCAGGCGTCGAGGCCAGCAGGTCCCTGATCTGGGTCTTGACCTGCCGAATATCCATGCCTTCCGTTGACGCCGCCTTCAACACGGCAGAATAGGCATCGAGCACATCGGTACCCGTGATTTCATAACCATGGCCGAGCGAAATCCACCGCAATGAAGCAAGGCCGGCAGCGACCGCGAACCCAGGCTGAAGCTCGGCAAAATCTCTTGCTGCGCGCGCCAGTGTGCGCGGGTCGGTCGGGCTGCGCGTGACCAACTCGATGGCAACGTCGAACAGGCCGGCATCCTTCGCGGCGGCGAACCACTTGCCTTCAGCACCGGGCGTGCTGGCAACCAGGTCGCGCAGAATCTGCTCCGGCGGAATGTTCGGATATTTTTTGGCGATGGCGCGAAAGGTGGCGAGATTAGTCGTGCCTTGATTGGCTTCGATCGCATAGCGTCGATATGCCTCCTCCGCCATGCCCGACGATAACAGGAGGGCTTCGCAGGCCTCTGCGATCTGCCAGCCTGGGTCGTTCAAGCCGCGCGACTGCTCGGCATATCGAATCGCCTCCGCCTTCTTCCCCATCGCTTCGAGCGCCTTTACGCCCCACTGGCGGTAATACCACCACTTGAACGGCGCTCGCTCCAGCAACGCGAGCAGTTGTTCATGGCGACCGGCGGCGTACAACGAAGCAAGGCATGCACCGGTCCCCTTGAAAAAACCGGGACCGGAGGATTGGGAACCCCAGACATGTTCGACCAGCGGCAAGAACTCATCGACCCACCGGGCAGCAATCTCCGGGGTAACGCACAGTTCGCCCCAGTGCTCGCCGAGCGATTCGATGTAGGGCATCTCATCGTCCTGCAAAGCCTGCCACAGGCGTTCAAGCCAACGCTGCCGAGCGCTCGCGTCGACATCCGCCTTCGCAATGATTGGCACCAGTGTTTCGATGGCCTTGTTGACCGCCGCGCCCAAGGCACCCGAGGAGCTATCGACCTGCTCGAGAGAGGGCGACAGCTTTTCGAGGAGCAGCACCGCCCCCTCGGCCGCAACCACTGGCTCCTTGCGTGCGACCGCCTTGATTTCTGAAAGCGCTTCCTTGATACGCTGAATCGGCGTGGCGGATCGCCAGCCGAAGGCGTTGCGGCGGAATCGGGAACTGAACTGCCACTTGTACGCGCTCATGAGCTACCGCACCGGGTATTGTCCGTTGCGGACGAACCGGTCGAAGCTGTCCTCCTCGGCCTCTTCATCATCATGCCGGGGCCGTTGCCATTCCGCGTCGGGCAACGACAGCAGCGTCAACGTATAGTCATACTGCCCTGCCACCCGGGTCATTTCGGTAACGGGCATGCTGGCAGGTTCATGTGGAAACCAATGCTGCGCTCGGCCCGTCTGCTGATCGCCTGCACTCCAGCCGTTATCGCTGTGGGCAAGCGCCTGGCGAGGCAACTCGATTGTGTTCCTGCGTGTCGCAAAATATGCCCCCGATTTGAACGCCGCATCGTTCGATTTCGCCCATAGCATATGGTCGTCGCGACTGGCCACCAGCACGACACGCTTCGGCGCGATTTCGGTCCAGTGCAAAGCTGCCGCTGTCAGAGAAACACCGTAGCGATCGGCGCAGTGACTAAGCAAATCGAAACTCACTGGCTGCCCGTCCACCTGTCGCCCGAAATCATCGAATGGCATCAGCAGGGTTGAGGCGAACGCGTCCGCCTCGGCCTCGATATCGCGCCCATTGTTGTCGCCCGTCTCAATGTCATCGGTGCCGCACTCAAAACGGTCCTGCTGATGGCGATGCAGCAGGTAATGGGCAAATTCGTGAGCGACGGTGAAGCGCTTGCGCCCCTCCGATCGCACGGCGCTGTTATAGACGATGAGCCATTTCGACCGTGCCTTGTTCGCAGCCAGCATGCCCTCAAAATCATCCATGTCCTCGCCGACCACCTTGTCGATCGGCGAATCTGCGAAGCACTGCCGTGAATACTCCAGCGCCAGTTCATCGACCTTGACCGGAAAACGGTCCACGCCGAGCACGGCGTTCAGCATCGACGAAATCTGATTAGCTGCCGCCTTCGGCTTTTTCGCAGCCGTCATTCGTCCTCCCAGGCATCCAGGATCTTGCGGATCTTTTTCTTGTCCGGCTCGGACATGCTCTTGTACTTGCGGAAGAAAGCCTCGTCGACCACTTCCTCGTCGGGAGTCGTCGTGGACTCGTTCAGCAGAAATTCCGTAGTCACATCGAGCACGGCAGCGATCTTCCCGATCTTCTCAGCCGACGGCTTCGGGTCGTCCTTGTTTTCCAACTCCCAGATATAGCTCTTGCTGGAGTCGGTGAGTTCGGCCAACTGCTCGAGGCTGAGCTTCTTTTCCTTGCGCCGCGCACGGATCTTGTCACCCAGAGAGGATGGCACTGAAATCTCCTGATCGTTCCGGTTTACCCAGAAAATGATACCACCCGACCGAACGAATTCGTAACTGCTTGACAAACCCATCACTGTCCCGAAATAATTGCATCTGTTCGGTAAACCGAACGCCATCGGTCTGTACACCCCGATAAAAAACAGGGCCACAGACCAAAGCCAGCCTGATCCACACGTTGAGAAAGGGGTAGCGATGAACGATGCAGAAAATCTGTCGAAACTGCTGGGCCACGTGACGCCGGCCGTGTTTCATGAATTCATGGTCGACAAATTCAATCTGGCGCTGCCGGATATGGACGACGACCAGAACAAGCGGGACCAGCGAGCTGCAATGGAGGCCGAACTGGCGAGCCTCGACGTCGGGGAACGGCAGCAGATCGAGGAGGTTGCCGAACGCATCGTGTTGCTGTCCGATGGTCCTGGGCAGGACGTTATCGACGGGATCAGCCAGGACATTTTCGATGACGTGGACAAGACAGCGTTCACGGCACTGCCCAATCAGTTCGAACGCGCGATCTGGCTATATTGCAATGAACCGGGGCTCTTCGAGAAAGCACTGAACGCACGCCAGGCGGACGTATTCCGGCAGAGCGCATCCTGCTACTCCGGATACGTGGCACCCAAGAACCTCACGGTGCTTGACGGTGTTGACGCGAAGCAAGCCTTCCACGAGGTCGTGGCCCAGCAATTGGGCTGTGCGAAGGAGGATGTCGCGGTACAGGTATTCAAACGGTTGCGCCCGGACACCCAGACTGGCGAGGAGGTTGCGCTGTATCAGATCAGCATCCACCACAACCGTCCGCCTGAAATCGTCGAACACGTCCAGCATAGTGAACTCGTGGCGCAGGAAGTGGTCCGCGCCGTGTCCTCGCACATCACCTACGAACCGACGAATGGCCACCTTGAAGTCCTGTCGAAGGACACCGCCGGACGCGAAGAGCTGGCGCGCATCGCGGCGGATTCCTTGCTCAAGTCGCCGATCACCGGCGACAAGATCCCGCTGAAACAGTACAACTATCAGAGCCTAGCCGCTCCCCGGAATTTTGACATCTCCGGTGAAAGCGTCGCATCGGTCAAGGTTATCGAGCTCGGCTATGCAACCGCCAACCATCGCTCCCTGCTGGTGAAGATCTGGGCAAAGGACGCGGACGATATCTATACCGCAGCCCGCGCGTTGATTTCTTCGGACTTCGATTTCCGTCACCATCACCTCAACTACGCCAAAATCTCCATCCGCATCAAGAAGGTCGGCACAGACCGTGCGCGCACGATCGCAGTCATTCTGCGCGACGACAACCGCTGCAATATCAAGACCAAGCGCGAAAAAGATCGGGCGCTGTGCGACCGTCTGCTCGCCAAGTGGCATCTCGTGAAGGAGATCGGCGATGCGGACGATGCCACTGCCGACGCACTCGCTGCTTGAACTGATCGACCTGTTCGAACAGTCCAGCCAGTCGATCACCGACACGGAGGGGCAGCGTCTGCGTGGCGTTCCGGGGTGGGAACTGTCGCGCAGGACTGCCCTCTCCGCACACGAACTCGCAACGTGGACCGAGTGCGTTGGCTACGCCGGCGGTTACCCGGCACCTTGTGGCGACGAGACCGTCATGGTCGATATTGAGGAGGACGATGATCCAGGCCAGTACCGCTACCTGTGTCCGGACACGTTTCGCACGAGGTACCTGCCCGCAGCGATAGCCGCGGTTCACGTGGTTAGCGCCGCGAAAATGCTGCACTGCGTGGCGGACCTCCTCGAGATTCCGCAGGCACTGCGCGGGGGTATCGCTGCCCCGGCCATTGAGGGTGTGCTCTGGCAACTTGGCAGGACGCGCATCGCGGACGCGCAGGTAGACGTCTGGCTCGTCCGGGACCTCGCGACACAAGTCGAGCAGATCCTCACGCACTTCCGGCAGGCATCGCTACCCGGTCGCGGGCTGATTCTCACCACCGGACAGGCCCTGCCCGAGATCGTATCTCCACCCCGCGACTATCGCATCGTGCCGATCCACGATGTCCTGGTCGAGCATGCCGTCAGTCCGCACATCGACGTTGACCTCATTCACCGTCTGCTGCTGGCTGCTCCCGGCACCAGAATCGAGAAATCGCTGCCGGTGCGTTTCGATCCATATTCCAGCACGCTGGTCATCGCCACCAAGTCAGACCGTCCCTGGACAATTAAAGGGCAACGGCATATCGCCGTGGTCCGCTATCTCTTCGAGCAGCTATCGAATGGACGTCGTTGGGTTCCGGCTCACGAAATCCTCGCCGCCGTCTACGGTGCCCAGAAATCTGGCCGCAGCCAACGGATGCAGAACCTGTTCAGCGGCAACACGGTCTGGGAAGACTACATTGCCAACGACGGCGACGGGCAGTACGGATTCAATCTGGACTGACTCGCCTACCCTCATCGTCACGCAAAACCGCCTTCGGGCGGTTTTTTGCTTTTCCGGCTCCGATTTTTACCGCAGAAACTGCGCCCGTACATCAGCCCGTACATGGCGGTGGCGGACGCCCGTACATCCCGAATTCGAAGATGACCTCACGTTTTCGCAACCACCCGAAAGGAGAAAAACGTGACCGTCAAACACCTCAATCAACGCGATCTGGCTGAACGCTGGGACATCAGCGAGGCCACCCTCGAACGCTGGCGCTCCGATGGCATCGGCCCCGTCTTCATGAAACTGCACGGGCGCGTCCTGTACCGCCTCGAGGACGTCGAAGCCTACGAAACGGAAAGCCTGCGCCGAAGCACGTCCGAACCCTTCGAAGCGAAAGGGACTGCAGCCGTCCACGCTTCGATGAACCCGTAAAGGGAATCGCCATGACCGATATGACGATTTTCCCCCCCGACCTCGTGGCCATGTCCGTGGCCCAGCTCGCGGCGCTTCCTGCGGCCCAGAAAGCCGAAATCCACCGCAACCTCGCCGAAGCCAGCGAATGGCTGAAATCGGCCCGCGCGAAGTTCGACGCGGCGCTCGATGCCGCATACGGCGAACAGGCTCGCGCAGCCCTGCGTGACTCCGGTCGCGACTTCGGCACCACGCACGTGTCCGACGGCGCGCTGCGCATCACGTTCGAACTGCCGCGCCGCGTGTCCTGGGACCAGGAAGGCCTGTCCAAGATGGCCGCACGCATCACGGCTGCCGGTGAGCGAGCCGAGGACTACGTCGACGTTGAGCTGTCGATTCCCGAATCACGCTTCTCGAACTGGCCGCCGGCATTGCGCGAGCAGTTTGCGTCGGCTCGTACCACCAAACCCGGTAAGCCGACTTTCCGGCTGGCCCTCCTCAACGACATGGGAGCCTGACCATGACGAATATCCTTCCGTTCGAATTCGAAGCCCACGCAGTGCGCGTCCATGTCGATGACGCTGGCCAGCCGTGGTTCAACGCCAATGACGTGTGCACTGTGCTCGAGTTCGGTAATCCGCGCCAGGCCGTCGAATCGCACGTCGATGACGAGGATGTCCAGAAACTGGACACCCTTACGCCTGGCGGCCGTCAGCGCCAGAACCACGTCAACGAATCGGGTCTGTATGCCCTGATCCTCGGCAGCACCAAGGATGCGGCAAAGCGCTTTAAGCGCTGGGTCACGAGCGAAGTGCTGCCCGCCATTCGAACGACCGGCAGCTACAACGCCGTCGCCAGCCTGCCCGCACCGACCCAAGACCGCGTGTCGTCGATCCTGCTGATCGGCGAGGCCGTGGCGAAGGTGCCTGGCGTCAAGGCCGGCATTGCGATGGCTGCAACGCTGACCTGTATCCACGAGAACACCGGTATCGCCGTCGAAACGCTCCGTCGCGCGTTGCCCGCTGCGGATGCGCCCATCTGCTCGCTCAATGCCACGCAGGTTGGCCAGCTTCTGTGCATCTCGGCGAAAGCCGCCAACCAACGCCTTGCACGTCACGGCCTGCAGATGCGCAATGACCGCGACGAGTGGGAGCTCACCTCGGCTGGCGAAGCGTGGGCCGAGGCCATGCCGTACTCGCGCAACGGTCACTCGGGCTACCAGATTCTCTGGAATCCGGCAGTCGCGGATCTGCTGAAGGAGGCCGCGTAATGGCGCTTCCCATCATCACCGCTGACCAGCGGCTAGCCGAGCGCCAAGGCGTCAAGATCGCCGTGCTCGGCAAGAGCGGTATCGGCAAGACGAGCCTGCTCCGGACGCTGCCCGAGGCCACCACCCTGTTCGTCGATCTCGAGGCGGGTGACCTCGCAGTGCGCGACTGGCAAGGCGACTGCATGCGCCCGGCTACCTGGCCGGAATTCCGCGATCTCGTCGTGTTCCTCGCAGGCCCCAACCCGGCCCTGCCACCGGAGGTGCCGTTCTCGGACGCGCATTTCCACCACGTATGCGAACGCTTCGGCGATCCGGCGCAATTGACGCGCTACGACACGTACTTCGTCGACAGCATCACGGTGCTCGCGCGCCTGGCACTGATCTGGTCCAGAACCCAGCCGCAGGCCGTGTCCGATCGCACGGGCAAGCCCGACATGCGTGGTGCCTATGGCTTGCTCGGCACCGAAATGCTCGCGGCACTGACCCACCTGCAGCATGCACGCGGCAAGAACGTCGTGTTCGTCGCGATTCTCGACGAGCGCGTCGACGATTTCAACCGCAAGGTGTTCACCCCGCAGATCGAAGGCTCGAAGACTGCCGCCGAGCTGCCCGGCATCGTCGACGAGGTCGTCACGCTCGCCGAGATCAAGGCCGACGACGGCACCTCCTATCGCGCATTCGTCACCCACACGCTCAACCCCTACGGCTATCCGGCCAAGGATCGCTCTGGTCAGCTCGACCTGCTCGAGCCGCCCGATCTCCACGCGCTGATCCGCAAATGCGCAGCCGCAGCGACCCAAACCCCGACGACGAGGAACTGATCATGTCCCAATGGAACGACTTCAACGATGCCGACGCCCAGCACGCTGGTTTTGAGCTGATCCCGAAGGGCACCGTCGTACCGGTTCGCATGACCATCAAGCCCGGTGGCCATGATGATCCCGAGCAGGGCTGGACTGGCGGGTACGCGACCGAATCGTTCGAGACGGGCTCGGTCTATCTGGCCTGTGAATTTGTCGTGACCGACGGCCCGTATGCCAAACGCAAGATGTGGACGAACATCGGCCTCCACTCCCGCAAGGGGCCGACCTGGGGGCAGATGGGGCGCAGCTTCATCCGCGCAATTCTCAACAGCGCTCGTCACGTCCATCCGCAGGACAACAGTCCGCAGGCATCGGCTGCCCGCCGCATTGAGAGCTTTGCCGATCTCGATGGCATCGAGTTCATCGTGCGCGTGGACATCGAGAAGGATGCGCGCGGCGATGACCGCAACGTCGTGCGCATGGCGGTCGAACCGGATCACGCCGACTACCCCGCATTCATGGGCAGTGCCGCGAAGCCTTCGGGCTCCGGTGGCCAATCGGGTGCTCCGGCACAGACCGCGCCAACTTTCCGTCCTGCACCGACCACGACCCGACCGGCACCGGCGGGCAAACCTGCCTGGGCCTGACGCGGAGATCCCCAATGAAATGCTGGGTCTGCACCCGTCAGGCCCGGGGACTCACGCATGCCGATACCCGTCACGGTATCGGCAATCCCCGGCGCTACCCGATTGACTGGGCGTTCTGCTCGCGACGCTGCCAGGACTCCTTCCATGCGTTGTACGGCACCAGGCTTCGTGCCCTGGACGGCGGCGCAACCCTTGCGGAGAACACGATGATTGATCCGACTGAAGTCGAACGCGCCGCAATGAAGCGGTGCCTCAAGGCCTTCGGCGAAGCCGCTGGCGAGATTGGTTTCGACAAGTCCCTCGGCGCGTATGCCGAGGAAGAAGCCCTGCGTGTGATTGACGCGATCGTCACCTGCTGGACGGAACAGATGGTCTCGCACCACGAGGCGACGCGCCAGTCCACCGTGCGCGGAACGACGCCACCGCGCGATCCGTTTGCCGATATGGCAGACGACCTGCCGTGGGAGGTCGCGCAATGATGGATTTCAATTCTTCGTCCACGCTGTCGGAACGGATTGCCACGTTGATCGATGCCGGCCTGCAGCGCACGAGCAAGCGTGAGGGCAGTCGCACATATCTCGGTGCCTCGCGTCTGGGAACCGCGTGCGAACGTGCATTGCAGTACGAGTACGAACGCACTGCTGTCGATCACGGGCGCGACGTTCCGGGCCGCATGCTGCGCATCTTCGAGCGTGGCCATGTGATGGAGGACTGCATGGTCGCGTGGCTGCGTGATGCCGGTTTCGATCTGCGCACGCGCAAGGCCGACGGCGAGCAGTTCGGCTTCTCGGCACTCGACGGCCGGCTGCAGGGGCACATCGACGGTGTGCTCGTCGGTGGTCCCGACGACGTCAGCTATCCGGCGCTCTGGGAGAACAAGTGCCTCGGTGGCAAGTCGTGGCGTGAATTGCTCAAGCACCGGCTCGCCGTCGCCAAACCCATCTATGCCGCACAGGTCGCGCTCTATCAGGCCTATCTCGGTCTGCACGAGCATCCTGCCGTGTTCACCGCGATCAACGCCGACACGATGGATCTGTACATCGAGCTGGTTCCGTTCGATGCGGTGCTCGCCCAGCGTATGTCCGACCGTGCCGTGACAGTGATTGCCGCAAGCGATGCCGGCGAACGACTGCCGCGCGGATTCAATGACCCCACTCACTTCGAATGCCGGATGTGCGCGTGGCAGGACCGCTGCTGGAGGGCCGGCCCATGACCCGCTTTCCCCTCCGATGCGAAACCGGGGCTCATCTCCCACTGGTACGTATCACCGCTATCCAGCGCCTGCTGCTGCGCCACGCGGATGTCGTTCATCCCGAAACACGCCTGGCAGTCGCCGCGATCTGCCAGGCCATCGCGGACTCCTGTATCGGCAGCCCGTCCGGGCGTACCAACGCACGGGACTTCATGTACGGCAGGCGGCTTGATGCATGGGCATCGCTTGCCGGGCTAAATCCCGTCTTCGTGCGCGAGGTGGCCACGAAAACCGGGTACCTGCCGGCGCAGTCTGCCCATAGAACAACCCGATCCTACGCACGGTCGACCAGCAACATCCCGACGCAAGGAATCCGTCATGCTTGATTTCAACGACACCCCCGATCCCGTTACGACCGATACGGCTGACTCGCGCGAAACCATGCGCACCGCATTGCTTGCCCGACTCGAATCGGTACTGACCGTCATGTTCCCGGCGGGCAAGCGTCGCCGGGGCAAGTTCCTCGTGGGCGATGTCATGGGCAGCCCGGGTGACAGCCTCGAGGTTGTGCTCGAAGGCGAGAAGGCGGCCCTGTGGACAGATCGCGCTACCGGTGACGGCGGCGACATCTTCGATCTGATCGCGGCGTGGCTTGGTGTCAACGCTCACGTCGATTTCCCCCGCGTGCTCCAGCAGGCACGCGAGCTGATTGGACAGAGTGCCCTCATGCCGAAACGGCGCACGAATAAGGACGTGCCGGTGGATGATCTGGGTCCGGCCACGGCCAAGTGGGATTACCTCGATGCCTCTGGTCAGCTGATCGCTGTCGTTTACCGCTACGATCCACCGGGCCGGAAGAAGGAATTCCGGCCATGGGATGCGAAGCGCCGCAAGATGGCCCCGCCCAATCCGCGCCCTCTCTACAACCAGCCAGGCATGGTCGACGCCTCGCAGGTGGTCCTGGTCGAGGGCGAGAAATGCGCGCAGACGCTGATCAACGCAGGCATCGTCGCTACCACGGCGATGCACGGTGCGAACGCGCCCGTCGAGAAGACCGACTGGTCTCCACTCGCGGAGAAGGCCGTGCTCATCTGGCCCGACCGCGACAAACCCGGCTGGGAATACGCCACACAGGCAGCACAGGCCATCCTCACGGCAGGCGCAAAATCCTGCCACATCCTGTATCCGCCCGAGGAAGCATCAGAAGGATGGGATGCAGCGGATGCAATGGCTGAGGGTTTCGATCTCGCAGCCTTTCTCGCCCACGCCCCGCGTGCCCAGATCTACAACGTCGACGTCGAACAGGAACCCGCCGTCGGCAGCGACGAATCCGTGTGGGGCACGGAAGACGCGCTGGCGCTAGCGTTCACCCGCCGTTACTACCGCGACTGGCGCTACGTGTCCGCATGGGGGCGCTGGATGATGTGGGATGGCCATCGCTGGCGCTCCGAAGACACCCTGGCCGCTACCGACCTGATCCGTAGCGTGTGCCGTCACACGGCCGTGCGTGCAGAAAACCCGAAGATTGCCGCCAGGCTCGCCAGTTCTGGCACGGTCGCTGGTGTCGAACGGCTGGCTCGATCGGATCGCCGACATGCGGCCACCACCGCAGAATGGGACGCCGACCCGTGGCTGCTCAACACGCCGGGTGGCGTGGTCGATCTCACGACTGGCAGGCAACGTGCGCACGACCGTACCGACCGGATGACTCGGGTCACCACGGCGACCCAAAGTGGCAACTGTCCTATCTGGCGGCAGTTCCTCACCGAGGTCACGGGCGGGGATATCGAGCTACAGGCCTATCTGCAACGGACGGCGGGCTACGCGCTCACCGGTTCGACGCAGGAGCACGCGCTGTTCTTCCTCTACGGCACGGGCGCGAACGGCAAGTCGGTGTTCGTCAACACGCTGGCAACGATCCTCGGCGACTACGCCACCAACGCGCCGATGGACACATTCATGGAAACGCGCAACGACCGGCACCCGACCGACATGGCTAGCCTGCGTGGCGCACGCTTCGTGTCGGCCATCGAAACAGAACAGGGACGCCGCTGGGCCGAATCGAAGATCAAGAACCTCACGGGTGGCGACAAGATCTCCGCGCGCTTCATGCGGCAGGACTTCTTCGAATTCCTCCCGCAGTTCAAGCTGTTCGTTGCCGGTAACCACAAGCCTGCGATCCGCAACATCGACGAAGCGATGAAGCGGCGTCTGCACCTGATCCCGTTCACGATCACCATACCGCCCGAGCGCCGCGACAAGCTGCTCCAGCAGAAGCTCCTGGCCGAGCGCGACGGCATTCTGGCCTGGGCAGTTCAGGGCTGCCTCGACTGGCAACGTCTCGGGCGGCTTGATCCCCCGCAACAGGTGAAGGACGCGACCGACGAGTATTTCGAGGCCGAGGATGCGCTGGGCCGCTGGCTCGACGAACGCTGTGTACGCGAGGCCAACGCGAAGTCGCTGACTGCGGAATTGTTCAACGACTGGAAGCAATGGGCCGAATCCGCCGGGGAGTTTGTTGGATCACAACGGAGATTTTCCGATCTGCTCATCACGCGTGGATGCGAGCAATGGAAAAACACAGCAGGTCTGCGCGGTTTCAGGGGCATCGACCTCAAGCACCCGCATACGCCAGCATACACCCCATACGCCGACAACTGAGTCGCCATTCGAACATGCCGAACGGCGCAGCCGGCGCATTACAACGTAACTCTTATACGCGTGCGCGTGCGCGCGCACACAAGGGTATTACGTTTTGCTCTGCCGGCTGCGCCGTTCCTCCCCAACAGGAACGACTGCAATCATGATCACGACGATTCTCGCCCTTGATCTGGGCACGACCACCGGCTGGGCGCTGCGCCGGAGTGATGGCGGTATCACGAGCGGCGCGCAGCACTTCCGGCCGCAGCGCTTCGAGGGCGGTGGCATGCGCTTCCTGCGCTTTCGTCGCTGGCTCTCGGAACTGCACGGCAGCGCAGGGGATATTCACGCTGTGTACTTCGAGGAAGTGCGCCGGCATGCCGGTGTCGACGCCGCTCATGCGTATGGCGGATTCCTCGCCACGCTCTCGGCATGGTGCGAGCACCACCGTATCCCGTACCAGGGTGTGCCGGTGGGCACGATGAAGAAACACGCGACCGGCAAAGGCAACGCGGGCAAGGATGCGGTGATTGCGGCGATGTGCTCGCTCGGTCACGCCGTCACCGATGACAACGAGGCTGACGCACTTGCACTACTGCACTGGGCCATCGACACGCAGGGGGAGTGAGATGAAGATCCCGTCTCCGCACTCCCCGTCCTCGCTTGCCCGCCATCAGCCCGTGACCGTGGATCTGGAAGCGACCAAGCGCGATGGCTGGCAGCAGCAACGTATCCTCGTCATCGCCGAGCATGACGAGCGGCTGGATTTCATCGAGCGTGAATTCGTGCGCCGGATCGGCAACCGGCTCTATGGCCCGCCCGGCCACGGAGGTCGCCATGGCTGAGTGGAGCGTAGATGCTGTGGCAGCACGCTTTGTCGAGGCAGCGGATACCAGCCACCGTCTGCCGCCCGTGCGTGTTCAGGGCTACTTCAACGTCTGGCCGGAATTCGTGCGGCGCGAATGGGAAGCACTTGCGAACGAGGATCGCGAGTGCCGTCCGTTGCCGCCGTCACCATCTGCAGTCGACCGGATGCTGGAAACGATGCGCTGGGTGCAGTGGCTCGAAGAGGAACAGCGGCATCTTGTCTGGATGCGTGCCGAACGGCATCGCTGGGAAGACATCGCGAAGCGCTTCGGCTGCGTCGCGCGGACTGCCCAGCGCCGGTGGGATAGCGCCATGCAGCACATCGTCCAGCAACTCGATAACGGGAATCAATAGACGTTGCGGGTCGTTAAGGGGCCCCTCAAGCATATGCAGACTAATACCAGGATCCCACGATTTTCGGGGTGTCGCATGTCGAGGAAATTTCGCTAAGATTGCGGCTATGGTTGCGAGAGGTGGATCTCGCACCGCCCTCTCCTCTCTTGCCCGCGATGAGCGCCGCTCTCGCGGGTTTTTTATTTCCGCTCCCGATGCCGGCCCTGCAAATCGACTATCGTCCGATCGAGTCACTGATCCCGTACGCCCGTAACGCGCGCACGCACAGCGATGAGCAGATCGCCCAGATTGCGGCGAGCATCCGGGAATTTGGCTTCAACAACCCGGTGCTGGTCGACGGACACCGCGGCGTCATCGCTGGTCACGGTCGCCTCCTCGCTGCGCGCCAGCTTGCGATGACCGAGGTGCCCGTGATCGAACTCGCGCACCTGTCCGAGACGCAGAAGCGTGCGTTCATCCTCACGGAGAACAAACTCACGGAACGCGCGGGCTGGGACGGCGAACTGCTGTCGCTCGAGCTGGCCGATCTGCAGGCGGCCGGGTTCGACCTTGAGCTGACCGGCTTCGATGACAACGAGATTGCGGAGCTGCTCGGTGACAGCGAATCCGAGTCGGTCGAAGGCGACGACGCTGACGATGTGCCGGAGGCACCGACCACGCCGGTCACTCGGGCTGGTGATGTCTGGCAGATTGGCACGCATCGGCTCATCTGCGGTGATGCCGCCGATCCGACCGTCATCGCGATACTGATGGGCGAAGATCGCGCATCGTTGTGCTTCACCAGCCCGCCCTACGGCAGCCAGCGCGACTACACAAACACGATCGTCGATTGGGACGGCTTGATGCGCGGCGTGTTTGCCGCACTGCCGATGGCCACAGACGGCCAGGTGCTCGTCAATCTCGGCCTGATCCATCGCGACAACGAAGTCATCCCCTACTGGGACGGCTGGCTGCAGTGGATGCACGCGTCCGGCTGGCGGCGCTTCGGCTGGTATGTGTGGGATCAGGGCCCGGGAATGCCCGGTGACTGGAACGGCCGCCTCGCACCGAGCTTCGAGTTCGTGTTTCACTTCAACCGTGCGGCACGACGTCCGAACAAGATCGTGCCGTGCGTACATGCTGGCCAGGATTCGCATCTGCGCGCTGATGGCTCGTCGACCGCGATGCGCAAGAAGGATGGCGAGGTCGGTGGTTGGTCGCATGCCGGCAAGCCCACGCAGGACACGCGGATCCCCGATTCCGTGATCCGCATCATGCGGCACAAAGGGCCGATCGGCGACGGCATCGATCATCCGGCCGTGTTCCCGGTGGCACTGCCCGAGCAGATCATGCTTGCGTACTCAGATACAGGCGACATTGTGTTCGAGCCGTTCAACGGATCCGGCACGTCGCTCCTCGCGGCCGAACGCACACGCCGTCGCGGCCGCGCAGTCGAGATCGCGCCCGAGTACGTGGATGTCGCGATCCGCCGCTTCCTGCAGCACTACCCGGACGCCGAGGTGACGCTGGCGAGCTCCGGACAGTCATTCGAGCAGGTCGAAGCAGAACGTGTCACCCTTGACGAGATCGCCCATGCGTAACCATGTCGCTGACGTCAAGATCGAGTTGCGACCGGTCGACGTACTGATCCCGTATGCGCGGAACGCCAAGCAGCATTCCGATGCGCAGGTCGCGCAGATCGCCGCCAGCATCGTCGAGTTTGGCTGGGGTGCGCCACTCCTGGTCGATGGCCAGAACAACGTCATCGCCGGCCATGGCCGCTTGCTTGCGGCGCGCAAGCTCGGACTCACCGAAGTGCCGGTGGTACCGATGACGCACCTGACGGACATCCAGCGTCGTGCGCTGATCCTGGCCGACAACAAGATCGGCGAGAACGCGTCGTGGGACGATGAGCTGCTGGGTCTCGAACTTGCCGAGCTGAAAGATGCCGGCGTCGATCCCGCGCTCACCGGCTTCAGTGCCGACGAGTGGGATGCGCTGATCGCCGGCGACGAAGCCAATCACGGCGGACTCACCGCTGATGATGCCGTCCCGGAAGTCGAAGAGATCCCGATGTCGCGCGCCGGTGATATCTGGCTGCTCGGCGAGCACAAGCTGCTGTGCGGCGATGCGACGAAGACCGAATCCTACCGAGCGCTGCTCGGCGATGAGCTGGCCGACATGGTCTTCACGGATCCGCCTTACAACGTCAACTACGCGAACACCGCGAAGGACAAGTTGCGTGGCAAAAATCGTCCAATCCTGAACGACAATCTCGGTGACGGCTTCGAGGCATTCCTGACCGCAGCCTCTCAGAACATCCTGGCAGTCACCAAGGGCGCCGTGTACATCGCGATGTCGTCGAGCGAGCTCGATACGCTGCAGTCGGCGTTCCGTGCCGCTGGCGGTCGCTGGTCGACGTTCATCATCTGGGCCAAGAACACCTTCACGCTCGGCCGCGCCGATTACCAACGGCAGTACGAGCCGATCCTCTACGGCTGGCGCGACGGCGGCGAGCACTACTGGTGTGGCGCCCGTGATCAGGGCGATGTGTGGCAGATCCCAAAGCCGCAGAAGAACGACCTGCATCCGACGATGAAGCCGGTCGAGCTGGTCGAGCGTGCCGTGATCAACAGCAGCCGCGCCGGTAACATCGTGCTGGATCCGTTCGGCGGCTCGGGCACGACGCTGATCGCCTGTGAAAAAACCGGACGCCGTGCGCGACTGATCGAACTCGATCCGCAGTACGTCGATGTGATCGTGCGGCGCTGGCAGGACTACACCGGGCGACAAGCCACACGCGAGTCGGATGGCATGGCATTTGATAAGTTTATCCATGTCACATCATCAGATTTATCAGACACCAACTCGAGAATCGCCCAGTTGTCTTCATAGGAAGCAAGCTGCGCGTCCATAGCTTTCTTGCTCATAGTAAGTGTCCGTTTCCCGCCCACCCGTTTTTCGTTCGGAACTGAAATCAAAGAATCAAGTACATCGACTGGAAATATAAAAAAACGACTCCTCGGGTTGCTACGATCCAGGAGAACTACCACAAGGAAATCGAAGCCTTCGGTGAGGTTGCCGTTTACTGGGTATTGTTGTGGCCAGTCAATGGTTTTGACTTGAACTCTCTTGAATACTGCGTCCCTCAAGATCACGATATCCCAGCCCTTTTGGGTTTCGCCATGTGCCAGATAGGCTTCAACACCGCGCTTGAGAAGTTCACCGAGGACAAGGTATTCGCCAGTTGCCGCAGACACTGAACGGTTGTTTTGCATTGGGGGGGGCGAATCGATCAAAGCATGTGGAATAAAGTCACCGGCCAACTTGGCGAATGGCATTCGGTGATGATCAGATCCGACGGTAAACAGCCTTGTTACTGCTGGTGCGGCGAACATAAACAGCTATCGGCGGAACCACACCCTCTACGGCCTTGCGGAAACCTTTACCAAGGCTCTTTCGCTCGCCGCCGCTGAGCGCATCCCAATCCTCGTCGGTGCATAGGTCGACCAACATGAACTCCGCGCCAATTTCCTTCTTGCGGACTCGATCTATCGTACTTGCAATCAGGTCGTCCACGTTCATCGCCTTTCGGGCAGGTACTGGATTTGGGCTTGCTAGTGCAGCATTCAAGGCCTCGCTGATGAAGGTATCCAAACTGATCTCCTGCTCCTGACTGTCGGTCAAGGCACGGCACAGCAATGCATCGTCGATTTCCACAAACAGCTTCACCACAACGGACTCCTTGAAAAAGCTCTCGAAAGGAGAGAACAGGAGTGATTCTAGACATCTGGATCAGGACTGTAAAGGAGATTTGTTGTTTTACACTCCTTTTGTGATGAGAGCGCGTGATCAGGCAATCCGGTAGACCCGTTCGCCTCCTGGCGCCTTATCGGAGACGATGGCCAAGCAGAGTTTCTTCTTGAGAGCGCCAGCCAACGCGCCGCGCACCGTGTGAGATTGCCAACCGGTTGCCTCGCAAAGCTGGGCGATGGTCGCGCCTTCCGGCCGCCGCAGCATCGTGATCACTAGCGCCTGTTTGCTCTTCTCGCGGGTGCGGCGTGGTGCATTGATCCCGAGGTTTGCCTCGGCGGTTTCGACTGCAACCTCCATCTCAGGATCGGCAGATGCGCCCAGTTCAGGGCGCGGTACACCCAGCGCATCGTAACCCTCGGCAGCCACAAACCAATCGGTGCCGTCGGCGGTGATCAGGGCGCGGTTCGACAGGCCGTCGATCACCTTCTTGCGAGCACCGCCCTTTATGTTGTCGGGAAACCAGTCGATCTTGCCGCTGGTGTGGTTGATCGCGTACGTGAGGATCGCGTGTTGGGCGGGCGTCAGTTCGATGGTGCTCATGATGTTACTCCTCTCGTGGTGGATAACGACTCCATGAACACGCTGTTCAATCATGAAGCCAAGCGGAAGATGTGATGCCACGTGGAGCGCCGACGCCGTGCCGGTTCCCAGGATGCGCGGCAGTGCTCTCGACGCCCGGCTTCTGCGCCACACATCGTGGATGGACGCATCGCGATTACGGTCGCGCCCGGCGGACGTTTGATGCGGAGCTCGGCTTCTATAAGTCGATGGCCTGGCAGCAATGTCGCGCGGCTTACCTGCGATCGCATCCGTTGTGCGCACACTGCTTGGCGCGTGGTCTGACCGTCGCCGCTCGCGTCGTCGATCACGTCGTACCGGTTAAGGATGGTGGTGCTCGCCTCGATTGGGTCAACCTGCAGTCGCTGTGCGTGTCGTGCCACAACCGGAAGACGGCCACCGAGACCGCGCGGCGAAATCGCCGTTAGAGGCACCGTGTGCGACGACCGAGTTTGACTCACAAATTGCCTACCAGCAGCAAACCGGCGCCAGCCGTGGCCACGTGGGCGCCCGCAGCGGCATCCATTGCCCCCAGGGGGATCGAATCTCTGCGGCCGCCGGCCCCGGGATCGTGCGCGTGCCAGGATTTTTGCGCGTGCAAAATGAAAAACTTTTTTGATGCACGATGACCACCATGGCCGGCCGTAAGCCGCTACCCGCTGCCGTCAAGAAGGTCAAAGGCACGCTGCAGAAATGCCGGATTAATCCGCACGAGCCGCGCCCGACCGGGAAGCTCGGCGAGCCGCCTGAGTATATGTCCGACGCCGCCAAGGAAGCGTGGCGCTATGCGATCGAGAATGCGCCGCCGGGGCTGCTCTCATCGCTCGATGCCGCCGTGCTGGAACGCTGGGCCAACTGCGCCGGCCTCTATCGGGAGGCGTTAGCCAAGATCAATCGCGCCGGCGTCGCCGGGATGATCATCAAGACGCCCAGCGGCATCCTGCGCCGCTCGCCGCTGATGGACGTGATTCGCGATCTCGCGCTTGAGATGAAAAGCTACGAATCGGAAATGGGCTTCACGCCTGCTTCCCGCTCGCGGGTGCAAATTGCGCAGGAGCCAACGAGCGCACATGATCCGTGGTCGGATATCGCCGGCTCCTGATGTCGTCAAGAGGATTGCGGTTCTTCGTTGACCGGGCGAATGCTGGCGCCAGTGACCCAGTCGGATTTCGAAGGGCAAAGCCAATAACCGGCAATCTTTCTGCCGCTCAATCCAAGCGTATTGGATTGACCAACATACGGCCCATCTTCGGCGATTGTCCGCACACCCTGACCATGTAGGACGACACCTTGAACGAGCTCCCTTTCATCTTCTGTGTAGGTCGCGGCCGATGCGTCGTTGCCTTTGCCCGGGGGATGAATGGCATACCCGTACCTGCCATCACGCGCCAGGATTTTTTTCGGGATGCGGCGATTGCCATCGGTATCGACTAGTACAAACACGTCCTTTGATGTGTTGTTGCCCATCAGCTTCTCCCTCGCCAATGTGGTTGAGACCGACGCATCTTACGGGCGCGGAAAAGAGCCTACAAGCGAGTTCGTTGGCTAAATTCCGGCGGATTGAATGATGCCGGATTACGCCTCGATCGCCCGCCGATACGCTGAATCCGTGACGGCCGGCGAGGTCCCCGCTTGCCGCTGGGTAGTGAAGGCCTGTCAGCGCCAGCTGGACGACCTCGTCCGCTTCCGTGGCAGGAAATCGCCGTACCGGTTCAATCCGGCTTTGACGGACCGCAGTGGCCGTCAGTACCGGCCCGCGGACAACCTGTGCGCGTTCATCGAGCGCCTGCCCCACGTCAAGGGGCCGCTGGCCGGTGAGCCAATCACGCTCGAGCCGTGGCAGGTGTTCATCCTGACCACCGTGTTCGGCTGGGTGCAGGCCGATGGCCGGCGGCGCTTCCGCCGTTCCTATATTGAGGTACCGCGCGGCAACGCCAAGTCGACGCTGTCGTCGGCAGTCGGCCTCTATATGTTGGCTGCCGACAGCGAAGGCGGCGCAGAGGTGTATTCGCTGGCGACGACACGCGACCAGGCGCGCATCGTGTTTGGCGACGCACAGACAATGGCCCGGCGCAGCGCCGGATTCCGTTCACGCTTTGGTGTCGCCGTCGGTGCGCACAACATGAATGTGCTGGCGTCCGGCTCCAAGTTCGAAGCGCTTTCCGCCGAGGGCTCCACGCTCGACGGCCTGAACATCCACTTCGGCTGCGTCGATGAACTGCACGCCCACAAGACGCGCACGGTCTATGACGTGGTCGAAACCGGTACCGGCAAGCGCAACAATTCGCTGCTGTGGGTGATCACGACGGCAGGCAGCAACCGGGCCGGGATCTGCTACGAGATCCGCACATTTGTCACGAAACTGCTCGAGGGCGTGTTCGAGGACGACAGCCAGTTCGGCATCGTTTACGGCCTCGACGACGGTGACGACTGGACGACCGAGGAAGCGCTGATCAAGGCGAATCCGAACTGGGGCATCTCGGTCCAGCCCGAGGTGCTGGTACCGCTGCAGGCCAAGGCCATGCAGTTGCCGAGCGCGGTCAACAACTTCAAGACCAAGCACCTCAACGAGTGGGTCAACGCCGACACTGCGTGGATGGATATGCGGGCGTGGGACCGGTGCGCCGATACTGCGCTCGATCTAGATACGTTTGCGGGACAGCCCTGCTGGATCGGACTCGACCTCGCAAGCAAAACGGATATCGCCGCGCTGATGCTGCTGTTCGCGCATCCCGAGATCGAAGGCGGATATGCCATCTTCGGTCGTTACTACCTGCCCGAGGACACCGTGATGGCGACCAGCAACAGCCAGTACGCGGGCTGGATGCGCAATGGCCGGCTTACCGTCACGCCTGGCAACGTGATCGATTTCGGGTGGATCGAGGCCGACCTGATCGAAATGTCGAGCCGCTTTCAGGTACAGGGCGTGGCGTTCGATCCCTTCCAGGCGACGCAATTGTCGACCCGGATGCTCGCCGAAGGCCTGCCGATGATCGAGGTGCGCCCGACCGTGCTGAATTTCTCGGAATCGATGAAGGCACTCGAAGCGCTTGTGCTGCAGCGCCGGCTGATCCACGACAGCGATCCGGTATTGGGGTGGATGGCGAGCAACGTGGTCGCTCACCTCGACGCGAAGGACAATATCTACCCGCGCAAGGAGCGCACGGAGAACAAGATCGACGGCATTGTCGCGCTGATCATGGCGCTGTCGCGCGCGCTCGTCGGTGACGGCACCCCGAAGATGCCCGACGACTATACCTTGATGATCGTATGAGCCCGCTGACCTACAACGCTTCCCTGCTGACCGGTATTGCCCTGATCGGCTCGGGCCTCGCGCTTATCAGCATTCCGGCGGCACTGGTAGCGGTTGGCACGCTTGTGCTCGCGTTCACGGTGTTCGGCGCGCTCATCGCGAGGAAGTGATCCGTGCTGCTATCGATGCGCCTGAACGCGGACACCGGTGACCGGTCTCCGTGGGGCGATTTCTGGTTCTCGCCGGTGCCGTTTCGGGGCACGCCGCACTCGGTCAACGCCGATGCCGCAATGCGGCTCACGGCCGTATTCGCCTGCGTGCGCGTGCTCGCCGAATCCGTCTCAACACTGCCGTTCATGCTGTACCGCGAGCGGCATGATGGACGGAAGACGCCGTTGCGCAATCACTGGCTTTACCGGCTACTCGCCGTAAGGCCCAATGATTTCCAGAATCCGCTGGAGTTCCGGGAGATGCTGCAGGGACACTGCACGCTGCGCGGCAATGCGTTCGCGCAGATCGTCTCGAACAGCCGGGGCGAAGTGACGGACCTGCTGCCGCTGCATCCGGATCGTGTGACGATCGAACTGCTGTCCGATACGCAGTGGCGCTACCGGTATATGCGCCGTGACGGCAGCGAGATCGTGCTCGCACGAAGCGAAGTGTTCCATCTGCGCGGCCTGTCGCCGGACGGCATCGTCGGCTACAACCCGATTACGGCCGCACGCGAGGCAGTTGCCGGTGGACTCGCCGCGCAGGACTACGGCATGCGTTTTTTCATGAACGACGCGACGCCGGGTGGCTGGATCGAGATGCCGAATGCGTTCCCGTCCGACGAGAAGCGCCGTGAATTCCGCGAGGCATGGCAGCGGCAGCAGACCGGCCGCAACCGGCATAAGACGGCCATCCTCGAGTTTGGGATGAAGTATCACGAGCTGGGCTTGAAGAACGAGGACATCCAGTTCATCGAGACGCGCAAGTTCTCCGTCTCCGAAATCGCGCGCCTGTTCCGGATTCCACCGCACATGATCGGCGACCTGGACAAGGCGACCTTCTCGAACATCGAGCAGCAATCGCTCGAGTTCGTGATCCACACACTGCGCCCATGGCTCGTGCGCTGGGAAGAAGCGATCCGATACTACTTCCTCGGCGAGGACGACGGCCTGAACGTGGAATTTCCGGTCACAGCGCTGCTGCGCGGCGATGCACAGGCGCGCGCAATGTACTACCACAACGGGATTCTTGATGGCTGGCTCACGCGCAACGAGGCGCGCCGCATGGAATCGCTCGATCCGCTCGACGGGCTCGACGAACCACTACGGCCACTCAATATGGTCGAGGAAAGCGATGCGTCGAACGCCCCGGCAACGACGCAACCCGAACCCGACGAATCCGATGACACGTCCGACGATGCCAGGAATAACGAATGAAACACGCGCTCCTGATCTCTGAATTCCTGTCGACGCCGTGGGCGCTGATGCCTGAGCGGCTCGCAGCCTTCACTGGCGTCGTTGCGCGCTGGTCAACGGGCCGGACGGTCGATGCTGACACGATGGCGCGCGTGCGTGCTGATGCCGACATTGTTGCCGCCCGTCGCGGCGCCGCGACCAAAGCGACCGGCGGCGCAATCGCGGTATTGCCAATGTACGGCGTCGTCACCCAGCGCGGCAATATGGCGGACGACATCTCTGGGCCCGGCTCGATGAGCACGCAACTGTTTGCGCAGTCGCTGCGCTCCGCCCTCGCCGACGATTCCGTCGACGCGATCCTGATTGATGTGGATTCGCCCGGTGGCAGCGTGTACGGTGTCCAAGAACTGGCCGACGAGATCTCTCAGGCGCGTGGCCAGAAACCTGTCGTCGCCGTCGCGAACAGCCTGGCGGCCAGCGCGGCGTACTGGCTCGGCAGCGCCGCGAGCGAGTTTTATGTGACGCCCGGCGGCGAAGTCGGCTCGATTGGCGTGTGGTCGGCGCACGAGGACTGGTCGAAGGCGCTGGCCGATGCCGGTGTCACGACCACACTAATTTCGGCCGGTACGTACAAGACTGAAGGCAACCCATACGGCCCGCTTTCCGCCGAAGCGCAGGCCTTCATGCAAAGCCGTGTCGACGATTACTACGGTGCCTTCACAAAGGCGGTCGCGCGTAATCGGGGCGTACCAGTTGCAACCGTGCGCGATGGCATGGGTCAGGGACGCGTGCTCGGCGCACAGGCCGCAAAAGACGCTGGCATGGTCGATGACATCGCCACCTTCGACGACGTGATCCGGCGCATGTCAAAAAACCTGCGCCAATCCGCGAAGGCAAAGGCAGCGGATTTTCTGGCTGCTCCACAGGCCCAGCCCGCAGTCACCGAAGGCATGGGACGTATCGCGTGCCGGCGACGTCTCCTCGACCTGATCGGCACGTAACCTCCTCCCATCTTATCTCTCGACCTCGCTCCGGCGAGGTTTTTTCATTTTTGGAGCCTGACATGAGCAAAACCCTCCGCACCCTGCAGCAGCGCAAGGCGACGCTGGTTGCTGACGCGCGCAAGCTGGTCGATGCTGCCCACGCCGAAGACCGTGACCTGAACGAAACCGAGACAACGCAGTACGACTCGCTGATGGCATCGATCCAGGCCACGCAGCGCCAGATCGAACGCGAGGAATCGCTAATCGAGGCCGAACGCACGGCCGGGGTGACGATTATCGACGGCGCACGCATCAGCGTGTCGGAGAACGTCGAACAGGATCCGAAGCGCGGCTTCCAGACGCTCGGCGAATTCGCCCGCTCGGTGCACACGGCCACCGTCAACCCGATGCGCGCCGATGACCGGTTGCGCTACGGTGCAGTCGCGCCCGGCACCTACGGCGGCGAAGGATCAGGCCCGGATGGCGGCTTCCTGATTCCGCCGGAGTTCTCGCGCGACATCTTCACGCTCTCGCTCGGCGAGGATGCGCTGCTGCCCTACACCGACGACTATGACATCGAGGGCAACTCGATGGTATTTCCGAAGGACGAGACGACGCCGTGGGGCACCGATGGGATCCGCGCGTACTGGCAGGCCGAGGCCAATACCGGCACGGCGACCAAGCCCAAGCTGTCGGCCACGACGCAGTACCTGCACAAGATGATGGCGCTCGTGCCGCTCACGGATGAACTGATCGCCGATGGGCCGGCGCTTGGTCAGTATCTGAACCGCAAGATTGGCGACTCGATCCGCTGGAAGACCAACGATTCGCTGCTCTTCGGCGCAGGCAACGGGATGCCGATTGGCGCACTGCAGGGCAATGCGGCGATCGTGGTTTCGAAGGATTCGGGGCAGGCCGCGCAGACGCTGACCATCTCGAACCTCTCGAAGATGATCTCGCGTTTGCCACCGGGATCTTTCGGTCGCGCTATCTGGCTCGTGAACAACGATGTGCTACCTGCGCTCTTCACCCTCACGCTCGGTAACTATCCGATCTACCTGCCGATCTCGGCCGGTGCGCAGGAATCGCCCTACGGGATGCTGCTCGGCCGTCCGGTTTTCGTCTCGCAGCACGCGAAGAGCTTCTCGTCGCAGGGCGACGTGATCCTGCTCGACATGTCGTACTACCGCACCATCAAGAAGGCTTCGGGCATCGAGACGGCGACGTCCATGCACCTGTATTTCGACGCCGACGCGATGGCGTTCCGGACAGTGTTCCGTCTGGACGGGCAGCCAGCCATCACCAACCCGATCAAACCTGCCAACGGCACGAACAACCTGTCGCCGTTTATCCAGCTGGCGGCGCGTTGATCCCGCGCTGGTTCCAAACCTAACCGGAGGATTCTGCTCATGTTCCCGAGTCTCAAACCCACCGATTTCGAGGCACTGCTGACCTCGATCGATCCGGCCAACCAGCCTGCCGGCACGGTAACCACTGCGTGGGTGCCGGTGCAGAATTTCCATACGTTCCTCGCCCTCATCGGCACCGGCGTGATGGGCACAAACGCTACGCTCGACGCAAAGATCCGTCAGGCCCAGGATGCAACTGGCACCAGTGCCAAGGATCTGCCCAACAAGGCGATCACGACGATCCAGGCGGCCAGTGGCGCCAACGTGCAAGCACTAGTCAATTTCCGCAGCGGCGACGTCGATACGAACAACGGCTACGCGTTCGTCCAACTGTCGCTGACGGTCGGCACGGCGGCGTCGTTTGTCGCCGCGTACCTGTTCGGCGTAGGCGGCCGCTTCGATCCGCCCGTGGATGCATCCGCGCCGATTCCTGTCAATCTCGGCGACGCGAGCGTCGTCCAGATCGTCTGAGTCCATCGTTGCAAGACTGACCCATGCCGGAAATCCTGCTCCAGCGGCCTGTAGGCGAGTCCGTTGATCTGGCCGAAGCAAAACTGCACCTGCGCGTGACCGACGACGCACAGGACGCGCTGATCGCCTCGCTCGTGACCACGGCCCGGATTGCAGCCGAGACGATCACGCGCCAGCAGCTGCTCCACGCGCGCTATCAACTCGTGCTGGACCGGTTCCCGATGGCGGGTATCGGTACGCCGCTGCCGTTCGAGCACGTGATCAACTATCCGGCCTTTGCGATCGTGCTCCCTCACGCGCCGCTCGTCGATGTTGCGTCGATCGACTATCTCGACATGAACGGTACGCCGCAGACGATGGAGCCGGCCGACTACGTCGTCAACGCGGCTCTGATGCCCGCGATCATTACGCCCGGATTCGGCAAGATCTGGCCGATTCCGCTGCCACAGATCGGCGCGGTCACCGTGACGTATGACGCCGGCTACATGTCGGTGTGCACAGTCCCGGGCAGTCTACCGTCGACGCAGATTCAGGTGCGCGGCCCAGTCACTTGGGCCGTCGGCAATACCGTCCGGTTCTTCAATTCGGGCGGAGCACTGCCGACGCCATTGCACGTTGACGTCCCGTACACGGTGACGGCCGCGAACGCGGGCCTCTATGCCCTGCAGGATCCTGGCGGCAACCCGGTCACCCTGTCGGACGCAGGCAGCGGCACGAGCTATGTCTACGGTGGTCCGGAACCCGTACCCGAGGGCATCCGAAACTGGATCCTGCTTCGCACCGGCTCGCTGTACGAGAACCGCGAGGAAGTGGCCATCCTCAACCGGGGCAAGGTCGAGGAACTGCCGTTCGTAGCTGGCCTGCTCGATCCCTACCGGCTGACGTTGCCATGATCAGGCTGCCATGACCACGCAGATGCGAGCGGGCCAGCTGAACCGGCTGGTGGCAATCCAGCAGCGCAGTACGGTACGTGACAGCTTCGGCCAACAGGTCGAGGCGTGGACGACCATCAAGTCGGTCTATGCGTACATCGAGGCGCTGAGCGGCAGCGAGCGTGTAGCCGCGCAATCGATCTCAACGGATGTCTCCCACCGTTTCACGGTCCGGTACGACGCCATCTATGCTGATCCTCGCGTCGCGGCCAAATACCGCATCGTCTACGCCAGCCGAATCTTCGACATCAATGCTGCGCTGAACATCGATGAATCTAACCGGACCGTCGAACTGCTCGCGAGCGAGGGACTGACGAATGGCTGAACTCCGGTGCATCAAGGGGCTGGACGAATTTGCCAAGGCGCTCGAGCAGCTGCCCCGCAATATCGGTCGCAACGTGCTACGCGGCGCGGTCAACGCAGGCGCCACCGTGCTGCGCCAGCAGGCGGTTGTATTTGCGCCGGTCTACGAGGGCGACGATCCACGCCAGGATCCCGGACGCATCCGACGCGCGATCTACCAGAAGCAGATTCCCGAGCGCTCGAACGAACTGTTGCAGGTGTTCTACGTGGGCGTGCGGCGCGGCCGGAAGAACCAGGTCAAGGTCGTGCGCGGTCGGGTCACAAATCTCGACGCCTACTACTGGACGTGGCTGGAATTCGGCCACGCCTATGTCCCACCGCATCCGAAGGGTATGTCGCTGAAGGCACATCGCGCGGCGGTCAAGGCGATGCCCACCGCGATCTGGGTTGAACCACGCTCGTTTATGCGGCCGGCCTTTTCGATCGCAAAGGATCAGGCGATCCAGGCGATGATCGATTACCTCGCGGCCCGTATTCCGAAGGAAGCGGCCAACCTCGGCCTCGCCATGAAATGACCACGATCCAGGAGCAGGTCGCCACGCTCCTGCAGCCGCTGGCCGCCGGTGGAGCCTCACCCCAGGTGCAACTGCAGGACAACACCTACCCGTACATCGTCTACCGGCGCCTCGCGAGTCCGGTCTGCAACACGCTTTCCGGAAACGGCTCGCCCCCGATCAACAACACGCTCTTCGAGATCTCGTCCTGGGGCTACACGTATGCCGATGCCGTGGCGACAGCTTCGGCCGTGGCCGCTGCGTTCCAGTCGTGGCGCATCCAGAACGTCCTGCAGCATGAGCAGGACCTGTACGAATCCGACGTCAAGGCTTTCCGTGTCGTGCAGACGTTTTCCGTCTGGCACGACTGACCTGCTTCTGCTTTCCGTGTTTTCTTTCCCTCTGGAGTCACATCCATGACCTCGACTGCCATTTCGTCGCAGGGCTCGTCGTTCGCCGTGTCGGGCGGCGCGGGCGCCGCCGTCAGTATCACCGGAATCATTCTCGGCTACCCCACCATCATCGAGGCAACCGCGCACGGTTTCACCAACGGCGACGTGGTGTCGTTCGCCAGCGTCGGCGGCGAGACGGGTCTCAACGGCCAGTCCCTCGTAGTGACCAACGTGACGCCGAATACGTTCGCCGTCAACTACAACTCGACGGGCGGTGCATCGTGGACCTCAGGGGGGACGGCCACACCCGTTGCCTGGACGCCGATCGGCAACTTCAAGACCATCAAGGGCTTCGACGGCAAGACCTCGAAGCTCGACGCCACAAACCTGGCGTCGCTCGCAAAGGAATACCGCGCGGGTCTGCAGGATCCGGGCAATTTCAGCTTCGACGTCGATATCGATCTCGCCGATGCCGGCCAGCTTGCGCTACAGACGCTCAAGGCGAGCAGCGCGCTCGCGAATTACCGGCTCACGCTGCCCAACGGCCACACCGCGACCTTCACCGCGTTCGTCGAATCGTTCCCCTGGGATGGCGGTGTGGACAAGCTGCTGACCGCCACTGTCAACCTGATCATCACCGGCCCGATCACGATTGTGTGATCTCCGCTTCCTGTCACCTCACCACGGAACTTCCATGTCCACGATCCTGAATCGTGCCGCCATCCTTGCGGCCAATGACCTCGCAACCGTTACCGTCGACGTGCCCGAATGGGGCGGCGCCATCATCATCCGTTCGATGACAGGCGCGCAACGCGACGCCTATGAAACCAGCCTGATGACGAAGGATGCCTCGGGTCGGTACACGATCGATACCGAGAACATGCGCGCGAAGCTCGTGATCTTCACGGCGGTCGATGAAACCGGCACGCCGCTCTTGACACCGGATGACCTGCCAGCGTTTGCGGGCAAGAACGCGGCCGTGATCGAGCGCCTGTTCGTCGCCGCGCAGCGTATCAACGGCCTGTCGAAGGACGCCGTGGCGGACGCGGAAAAAAACTCCGTGAGCGGCCAGCCCGACGCTTCTGCTTCCGGCTCGCCGCAGCCCTCGGCATGACGGTGCGGCAACTGCTGGCCAATCTCGACAGCAGTGAACTGACCGAATGGATGGCCTTCGAGCGCGTCGAGGCGATTGGTGAGGCACGTGCCGACCTGCGCGCCGGCATCATCGCCGCGGCCATCGGCAATCACAGCAACCGTACCTTGCCCAAACCCTACCGGGCGAGTGACTTCATGCCCTACCTGCCGCGCGTCGAAGACAAACCGATCTTCTTCGACGACCCCGAGCAGCAATCCGCCACGATCCTGAAACTGGTTTTCAACCGCACGTAATCGCCCCATGTCGCTCGGTTCCCTCGTTCTCGAACTGCAGGGCAACGTCGCCCGCACGCAGGAAGATATGGGTCGCCTGCAGCAGATCGTCGAGTCTGCGATGCGCCGCATGGATGCGGCCGCCTCCCGTACATCCGACAACATCCAGGGCGTCGCCACGGCCGGGCGTGCGATCCAGCGCGTACGGGGTGCCGAGGAAGCCGCAGCCAGCATCGAACGGGTCGGCCACGCATCGGTCGGTGCGCGGCGCGAGATGCTGGTGCTCGCCCATGAACTGGCCACCGGCAACTTCAAGCGCGCGGCAGGATCGCTCATGGTGCTGGGCGAGCGTATCGACATCATGTCGAAGCTCGCATCCCCGGCAGGCATTGCGATCGCAGGGCTTACCGCAGCAGTTGCCGGCTTTGCCGCAATGGTAATCAAGGGCGCGATGGAGTCCGCCCAGTTCGCACGCTCGATCATGCTGACCAGCAACTACGCCGGCCAGACCGAAGCGAGCTATAACCGACTGTCACGCAGTGTCGCCGATGCCACGGGTGCCACGATCGGCAATGCGCGCGAGATCACGCAGGCACTGATCTCGTCCGGGCGCATCAGTTCAGGGGCGCTCGAATCCGTCGCGCTTGCCGCCACCCGACTGCAGGTCGCCACCGGCCAGAATGCGCAGGAAATCGTGCGCCAGTTCGCCGGCATGTCGGACGGCGTGCTGAAATGGGCACTCGATGCGAACAGGCAGTATCACTTCGTCGACGGCGCGCTGTACGACCACATCAAGGCGCTCGAGCAGGCCGGACAGCAGGAAAAGGCGATGGAGGTTGCCTCAACGGCGCTCTACCAGCACCTTGGCAATGCAGCGACGGAGAACCTCGGCTACATCGAGGGCGCCTGGCGCGGAGTGAAGTCCGCAATCAGCGATGCTGCCGACGCGCTGATGTCGGTCGGCCGCGCCGAGACGGCGGCAGAAACGGCCGCCCGCATCAACCGCGCGCTTGCCGCCAGGCGCTCGGGGCAGACCGACACATCCTATGCACTTGGCGTTGGCGAGGGACTCGGCGGACTTGAAGCGGGCGGGAGTTACGACGACCTGACTCGCCAGCAGTCGGCAGCCACATCACTCGCGCGTCGCCAGCAGGATGCGGCGTCACTGGCGGCCTATAAGGCGGACACCGATGAGATGGTCGTCGCGGCGAAGACGCGCTGGGACGAGCTCGCGAAGGCGCACAAGGTCGGCGCGGAGCGCCTGAAGGAAGAACTCGACGAAGCCGCTCGTATCGGCCAGCAGGCGGGCGCCTCACCCACCGACATCGCCGCGATGCAGGAGCGTATCCGCAAGGAATACAGCCATGGGAGTGGCGCGGGACTCGATCGCGCGAATCTCGACGCGCAGACCCAGCCGATCCAGGAACAGATCACCTCGCAGTCCCGGTTGCTGCAGGATCGGCAGAAACAGCTGGAACTCGCGTATCGCGATGACCACATCAGCGAGCAGGCGTACTACGACCAGTCGAAGGCCGCGATCGAGCAGTACAACGCTCAGATCCGCACACTCTACGATCAGCAGATCACGATCGTCGAAGGCGCGGCAAAGCGCGCGGCCGATGCCCGGACCCGCGTCACGCTGACGAACCGGGCGAACGCGCTGCGCAACGACGAACAGCAGGCGCTACTGCAGTCGTCGGAGCGATTGTCAGAACTGACCGAGAAGCAGACCGAGGATACGCGTAAATACCGGGACGAGGTCGAGAAGCTGAATTCGGAACTCGGCAAGCTCGACCGTGATCCGGGGCGCACGGCGGGCGCGGATTTTGATCGCGAGCACGGTCATCTGCAGCGGCAGGCCACATTGAGCGGCGACACCGATACGCTTACCACGCTCGCACAGGCACGCAATGCTGCCGTCGCACAGGCGCAGATGAATTCGCTGAAGCAGGAAGCTGAGCAGATCACCCAACGGCTTACCCTCGCGGAGAAGGAACTGGCCGTCGCACAGGAGACAGGCGAGAAAGGTGCCGTTGCCGGCATGGTCGAACTCGGCCAGCTTCGCCAGCAGGCCGCGCAGCAGCTTGCGCAGATCCAGCAGCAGATGCAGGGCATCGCATCGAACTCGGGCCTGCCGCAACTCGATCTTCAGGCGCAGCAGTTCGGCCTGCAAGTCCAGCAACTGTCCGCCTCGAGCAACGTGCTCGGCAAGTCTATCTCCGACGTCTTCGCCCATTCGTTCGCGAGCATGCTCGACAACACGATCACCCGCACGAAGACTCTGCGGCAGGAGTTCCTCGATATGGCAAACAGCATCGAGCAGGCCATCACGCGGATCATTGCGCAGGACCTGACGAACCAGTTGTTCGGGATTGGCTCGGGATCGGGTTCCGGCAGGAGTTCGGGCGGGTGGCTTGGACAGCTGTTCAGCTGGGGTATGGGACTGCTTGGGCTGACGGGTGGCAGTGCAATGTCTTTTTCGACCGATGTCATGTCCTCGGACCTGATGGGGCTGACACCTGATTTCAGTGTCGCCGCGGACGATATCGGCAGCATGCTGACCTATCCGTTTCATATGGCATCCGGCGGCGTTACGTCGCCCGGTGGCCTGTACGAGGTCAACGAAAAAGGACCGGAGCTGCTGACCGTCGCGAACCGCACGTTCCTCATGATGGGCAACCAGGGCGGTACGGTTACCCCGGGTGGTTCTTCCGGTCCCGCGCGCGGTGGCCACACGTTCAACCTGAATATTGCGGTGCCGCCCGGCACGACCCGGCAGAGCGCGCAGCAGCAAGCGCAGGCCATCATGCGGCAGGCGAACATCGCGGTAGCAAGGAACGGTTGATTCCGCGATGACCACGTTTCTCGAATCGCCCCGCTTTCCGGACAACATAGCGTTCGGTGCCACGGTCGGCCCAACGTACCTGACCGTCGTCAACCAGGTCTATAGCGGGCGCGACGCGCGCATCCCCGCCTGGACGCAGGCGCGCATCCAGTTCGAGGTCGGGCGCCGGGCGATGAACGCAGCCGACACCGCAACGGTCGATGCCTTCTTTCGCACGGTCAAGGGACGCGCATATGGTTTTCGTATCAAGGACTGGACCGATTACTCCGACGGCGGCGCCGGCGTACTGATTGCGACCTCAACGAGTGGCGTCTACCAGATGACGAAGCTGTATGCGAACGGCGCACTCACTGAATCGCGGCTGATCCAGAAGCCGGCGGCGGGCAGCGTGCAGATTATCAAATCCGGCGTGCCCCTCACGACGGGCGTCACGCTCGACACGACCACGGGCCTTGTGACGATCACGCCAGCGCCGACAGGCTCGCCCATGCTCACGTGGACCGGGCAGTTCGATGTGCCCGTGCGCTTCGATGTCGACCAGATGAAGAAGCAGATCATGGACCGCAATGGTGCGGTCGGCGACCTGCTGGTCGACTGGGGCTCAATCCCCCTGATAGAGATCCGCCCGTAATTCGCCATCTTCATGCGTTCGATTCCCACCGCCCTCGTCGCCACGCTCCAGGCCGAGGTCCAGACCGTCTGCACGCTCTGGAAGATCACCCGCACAGATGGACAGGTCTTCGCGTTCACGGACCTCGACGAGCCGGTCACGTACGGTGGCCTGACGTATCAGTCGGCAGGCGGCTACACCCATTCGCAGATCGACGGCACGAGCGACCTCTCCACCTCGAACCTCGAGGTACAGGCCGTGTTCGACAGTTCGACCATCACGCAGGCCTCGCTCGAGTCCGGGCAGTGGGATTTCGCGCAGGTTACCTGCATGCTGGTCGACTACACGAACCCGTCGGCGGGTGCCGTGATACTGGCAAGCGGCACACTCGGTCAGGTGACGATCACGAACGGCGCCTATCAGGTCGAAATGCGCGGCGTGGTGCAGCTGATGCAGCAGGAACAGGGTGACGTGTACAGCCCGACCTGCCGCGCGCAGCTTGGCGACGCGAAATGCACGGTCGATGTGACGTCGCTCACCTTCGACGGGACGGTCTCAAGCGTGAACAGCGCGACCAGTTGGAACGATCCCGGCCTCACGCAGACCGGGCCGGTCGTCGCCTACACCGATACGACCGGCCACAAGATCCCGACGCGCTCGCCGTTCACGGTCCAGGTCGTGCCTCCCAACGGAGGTGGGTTCGTTTCGAGGATCTCTGTCGTCGATTCGAATGGCACCACCTACGGTGTCGGGACCGGATCCGGGCAGTACACGGTCTCGACCACGGGTCTCTACACATTCAATAGCGCACAGGCCGGCGGTGAGATCTTCATCAGCTACAACTACACGGTCGGGTATTTCGCGTTCGGCAAGGTCAAGTGGCTGACCGGCCAGAACGCGGGCTTCGTCATGGAGGTCAAGGCGTTCGCGCCGGGTGTAGTCACGCTCGCGATGGCGATGCCGTATCCGGTGGCGATCGGGGACACCTACACGATCACGGCCGGCTGCGACAAACAGCTTGGCACCTGCTACGCGCGCTACAACAACATCGTCCATTTCCGCGGCGAGCCGTATATCCCCGGCCCCGACCTCCTGCTCTCGCCTCAGGGCAACTGAATGAAAGGCGATCCAGTGGTGCCCATCACGCGCGTGCGGTTCGTCGCCGAAGCCCGCGACTGGCTTGGCACGCCGTACCAGCATCAAGGTCGCTTGAAGGGCACCGCCTGCGACTGCATCGGGCTCGTAATCGGCGTGTCGCGCGCAGTCGGCCTCGATGTGCCTGATGCGCCGGATTACGGGCGCCGCCCAGACGGACGGCTGCGTGGAACGCTCGAAGGGCATTTGTTGCGGGTTCCGCTTGCAGATGCGGAAGGCGGCGACGTGCTGCTGTTCGCGTGGCACGCGACGCCGATACACGTGGCGATACTGACTGACCCGGATCACTTCATCCACGCATATCTGCCGAATCGGCGCGTGGTCGAATCGCGTCTCGATGAGAAAACCCGGCGCCACGTCGTGGCAGCCTATCGCATCCCTGGAGTCGTCTGAATGGGCCAGCTTGTCCTGTCTGCCGCCGGTGCCGTGGTCGGCGGTGCGGCCGGCTTCCTGATCGGCGGGCCTGCCGGTATCGCAGAAGGTGCAGAACTCGGCTGGATGGCGGGCGGAATCGCCGGTGGCCTGCTGTTCCGCCAGAAGGGCCCGCAGCCCGCCGACATCCGCATCCAGGACAGCGCATACGGCAAGCCGGTTCCGCTCGCCTACGGCATCTACCGGATTGCCGGGAACATCATCTGGGCCGGCCAGCCTTACGTCGCCAGCGGCGGCGGTAAAGGGGCTGGTGGCAAGGGGCCGCAGCAGCAAAAGGTATCGATGTCGTTCGCCGTCGGCCTGTGCGCGGGTCCAATTACCGCTGTGCGGCGCATCTGGGCCAACGGCAAGCTGATCTACGACGTGTCCAATCCGTCAAATTTCCAGGCGATCAGCGGCTCGAACCAGATGGTGACAAATTTCACCGTCTACCCCGGCGATGAAAACCAGCTGCCGGATCCCGTGATGCAGGCCGCGCTCGGCGTGAACAACACGCCCGCCTACCGGGGACTGGCGTATGTCGTGTTCAATGAGCTGGATCTCTCGCGGTGGGGAAACTATCTGCCGTCGCTCTCATTTGAGGTCATCACGGCAACGGCCGCGCTCGCCACTTCCAACTCGGCCTCGACGTACACGTACTCGACCTCGCTCGGAACGTTCTTCATGGCGCCATGCCTGTCGGCCTCGGGCGGCATCGCGATGGGCTACGGGTACTACTTCGGCTACAACGGCGTGACGGTTGCGAATCTGAGCGCCTATGGTGCCGTCCAGACGCAGCTGATTCCCTGGAGCGGCAACCGGGGGGGCATCAACATGCCGCTCGGCTACAGCGACGTGCCGGGCATCTATACCTGGCCCGGGTGGCTGCATCCAGACGGCACTTACGATGACATGAGTCTGACCGGCAGCATGGACCTCGGGTTTGGCGGCGATGAGGCCTGCTTCTGGCGCAACGGTACCGACCTCTTCCTGAGCTCGTTCTATACGACGAGCGGCCGCCCGATTTACCGGTGCGACCTGTCGCAACAGGGGTTGATCGTCGCGCAGAGTACCCAGCTGGGCGAATGGCACATCCTCGGTGGCTCGGCCACGCATGTCTATGCATTCGACGACCTGACCGGCCATCTGTTCCAGTTCGACCGCGATACGCTAGCCGTCACCGCGACGTATACCGGCATCAATTTCAATGCGAACACCGGGTATGTACTGACGGACGACTACATCTACACGGTCGGCGACAACCTGGCCGTGTCCTTGTTCCGGCCATCTCAGAGCACGTACACGGTGCTCGGCTACGCCCCGTTCGGCGTCTCGACGATGGTGGCCATCAACGAGAATTTCTTCGTGTTCGCCTCGGGCGCGAATCTCAACAGCATCTCGCTTGGCTACATGTGGATCTCGCAGGGCCAGACCTTCACGACGGTCGGCAATGTCGTGGCCGACCTGTGCAGCCGTGCGGGCCTGTCCGCCGCGCAGATCGATGTCTCGCAGCTCGCCGACGTGCTGAACGGTTACTGCGTGACGAACCATTCGACCACGCGCAGCAATCTGGGCCCGCTGATGTCCACGTACTTCTTCGATGCCTGCGATTCGGGCGGTGTGATCCGGTTCGTGAAGCGCGGTGCGCAACCGGCCGGGACCTTCCTGTACGCCGATCTCGGTGCATCGCCAAATCTGGCGGACACAGCGAACACGACACCGGTCACCGAGACGATCGCGCAGGAGGTCGATCTGCCGCGCTCGATGCAGCTGACTTACCCGGAACTCGGAGACGACTACAACCCGAACACACAGCGCGCGATGCGCGCATACACGAACTCGAATCGCGACACCGTCATGCAGGTGCCGATCGTGCTCGCGGGTTCCGATGCGCTCGCGCGTACCCAGGCGATGTTGTGGTCGGCATGGGTCGGCCGCAAGACTTTCCAGTTCACGACAGGCCTCGCCTATCTGCAGTACGAGCCGGGCGACGTGATGACGTTGCAGGGTGCGAACGGCGAGCGCTGGATCGTCCGGATCACGCGTTGCCAGTATGACGGCCAGGGGTCACTCCTCTGGGCCGCCGCGCTCGAGGAGCCCGATATTTATCCGGGCACCTCATACACGACGCAGGGCGGCACTGCGCTCGGATTTGCCAGCCAGCAGATCGATTACAGCGGCCCGACCATCCTCTCTGTGCTCGACATTCCGCCGCTGCGCGATGCGGACAGCACACCGGGCGTCTACATTGCCGCGTGCGGGATGGCTTCGTCGTGGCCCGGTGCGGCGATCGACCTGTCGCGCGATGACGTGACGTTCACACAGTTCGCACAGATCACCCATGCGTCCGTCATGGGCTACGCGGCGGGCGCCCTCTCATCGTTCGGCGGTGGCAATCTCCCCGACGAGACCAATACAGTCAACATCGTCCTCTATGAAGGAGCACTCGCCTCGTGCAGCTATGCGGATTTCCTCGCCGGCGCCAATGCGGCGTGGCTGGGCGGCGAAATCCTGTTTTTCCGCAACGCGACGCAGACGGCGGCCAACACCTGGACGTTGTCCGGCCTGCTGCGAGGGCGCGGTGGCACGGAAGCCGCCATGACAACCCACGCCGCCGGCGAGCGGTTCGTGCTGCTCGATCCTGCTGCGATCGTGTCGATGCCGATCCAGACGACCGATTTCGGCTCAACCCTGTATTTCGAGACATTCCTGCTCAATCTGTTCTCGGGTTCGCCCGGCGCGCAGGTGAGCCTCACGCCCAAGAACGGCCGGGTCACGCCACTCTCGCCAGTGTATTTCATGGCCGCCCACGGCAGCGCGTCGAGCACCTCCGACATCTCGCTGTCGTGGATCCGGCGTGCCCGCGTCCGCACCCAGTGGCTCGATGGCGCCGATGTCCCGCTCGACGAGTCAGCCGAGAACTACACGCTCACGATCCTGAACGGCTCGACCACAGTTCGGACCGTCACGGTTGCCGGCAATGGTGCGGGCAGCACCTGGACGTACACCGCCGCCAATATCACGGCAGACGCTTTCTCGGCGGGCGCGACGATTACCTTCCGCGTGCAGCAGAACAGCAATCAGGGTGTGCTCGGCACGCCCGCCACGACGACGATCACGAGGTAACCCGATGTCCAACAGCACGACGCTGCTCGACACCATCGCGACGAATCAAGCGGCCAAGGAAGTGATCGCCAATGCCCTCTTCGATGCGGCGAGTCCCGCGATGATCTGGGGCCGGCGCGCTGGCACGACGGGTGGCCTGACGTGGGGCTACTATGGCGGCACGTATATGGTCGGCACGACCGCCAATGCGATCGTGAACGGCACCGTCACGCTCACCGCGAGCGCGACCAACTACGTGTATGCGAGCGCCACGACCGGTGCCGTGTCGGTGAACACCACGGGTTTCCCCGCCGGGTCGATTCCGCTCTACCAGATCGTGACCAGTTCGACCGGCATCTCCAGCTACACAGACTGCCGAAGCTACCAGCCCAGCGCGATCGCGGGCACCGTCCGCAGCGCAACGAGCGAAGGCAGCGGCACGCCCGTGCTGGATGCAGCGAATTCTACGGCGCAGACGCTCGCTTTCAAGTCGTTGATCGGCGGCGCCGGTGTCACCGTCACGGACGGTGGATCGAACGGGCTCACGATCAGCACGAGCGGTACGAGCGGCACCGTCACGGGCGGCAGCAACGAAGGCAGTGGGGTCGGCGTGCTCGACACTGCCTCCACTACGTCGAGCAACCTCGCGTTCAAGACACTGGTAGCCGGCAGCGGCATCACAATCACCGACAATGGATCCGCCGGCATCGCAATCGGCGCAAACGCGGCCGCTGCCGTCGCGCCAGCGATCCAGCAAAACGGGACGACTGTCGTCAGCGCGGCGACGCAGCTCAATTTCCAGGGGGCGCAGGTCACGAATCCGGGCGGATCGCAGGCGCAGATCGCGCTGTTCTCGGGTTTCGGCACGCCCGATCAACCGCCGAACGTGTCGAATTTCACCTGGGTCAACCAGGGCAGCGCCACCGCGCTGCAGGAACCTTGGGGCATCAGCCTGTCCACGCCGAAAGCGGGCGGTGAGAACTGCGCGTGCCTCGTGATTGCCGCGCCCCCGACGCCCTATCAGGTCGTCGCCCGCATGCGCGCGTTTCCGGCCAGCTCCAGCTACATCAAGTGCGGACTCGTCTGGCGCAACAGTTCAAGCGGCCTGCTGCAGGTCGCAGGCCTGCTGTATCAGAGCGGATTCCAGTACGGCATCGGCAACTTCAACAGCCCGACCTCGTGGAACGGATTTCAGGGATCGCAGTACGCGATGACCTTCTGGCCGGACTGGCACCGGATCCGTGACGACGGGACGAACCGGTATTACGACGTGTCGCCGGACGGCGTTACGTGGGTGAATATGTACTCGATCTCGCGCGCGACCTTTCTCACGCCGGACCAGGTGGGATTCTTCGCTGATCCGAACGGGCAAGCCGTCGGCCTCTCGCTGTTCTCGTGGTACGCCGGAGCATAGGCCATGTCGAACAGCTCGACCCTGCTCGATACGCTGTCCGCGACCTCCTCGACGAAGGAGGCGACGCTCAACGCGCTGTTTGATGCCGCCAGCCCACTGATGTTGTGGGGCCGGCATGCGGCAACGACGGGCGGCCTTGTCTGGGGCTACTACGGCGGCAGCTATGCGAACCCGGCGGGCGTCATGCAATCGGTACCCGACGGAACCCTGACGCTTGCCGCGAGTGCGACGAACTATATCTTTGCGGACCCAGTGACGGGCGCCGTCAGCACCAACACGACGGGCTTTCCGGCTACCTCGTTCCCGCTGTATCAGGTCGTGACCGGCACATTGACGGCGTCGAGTTACGCCGACGTGCGCAGTTACCAGCCGAACGCGATCAGCGGATCTCTGCGCGGCGGCGTGAACGAAGGTGCTGGCGCCGGCCTGATCGATACATCGTCATCCACGACTGCGAGTCTCGTCGTGAAAACGCTGGCCGCAGGTGGGAATTTCTCGATCACGGACAACGGCGCAGGAAGTCTGGTCCTGACCTGTCCCGGTGGCACGGTCACCGGGGCATCGAATGAAGGCAGTGGTGCCCCGATTCTCGACACGGCGAGCTCGACCGCGCAATCACTCGTCTTCAAGTCGCTTTCGGGCGGCGCGAACCTGCAGTTGATCGAAGGCGGCAAGCTCGGCGCAGGATTGTCTCTTGTCGGTACGCTCAGCGCGGTCGAGCAGGACGGAATCATCAAGACCGTGGTGCCGGGGTCGCTGAATTTCACGAACGCGAGCGTGACGGCTGCAGGTTCAGGCGCGACGATCACGCCGAATTCATCGCATGGCGTGAGGGACACGGTGCCGCAATTGTCCAGTTTCACGCCGCGTAATCAGGGGGCAACGGGCGCCATCGCCACGCAATATCCGTGGGGCATTGGCATTGTCGCTCCGCATTCAAGCAGCGCGCAGGCATTTGTCCTTACGCAGCCGACTCCATCGGGCACATTTCAGGTAACGATGCGCTTGCGCGCCGCCCCGCTGAATGCCAACTACGGTTGCGTTGGACCGTGCCTGTATGACAGCGCGAGCGGAAAGCTGAAACTTTTTGAGTTGGCCTATCAGAATCAGCTCGGCTACTGGGTCGGCAACTTCAGCAATTTCTCGTCGTGGGGCGGGAACGATTTCTCGACGAACCTCGGTGCCGTTCCGGAATGGATGCGACTCCGTAGCGACGCGACGAACTGGTATTACGAAGTGTCGGGCGACGGTTCATCGTGGCAAACGCTTTTCAGCGAGGCGATCAACTCATTTCTCACGCCCGATTCGTGTGGGTTCTACGCATTCCAACCGCAGGCAGCGCCGGATCTTGCGCTAGCCGTCTTTTCCTACTACTGCGGCCCTTAG